AAACCAGAGCGTCTGTTTTTGAGATAACACATTCCATAACAACGTTGGTCGGCTTTACATGCTTCCCAGAATATAAAGAAAAGCCTATTTGACTCTCTGTAATCGGCTGCGCCAACATCAATTTTACTCCACTGCAAGTACATGTAATGAGTGCCAGTGATATAAGTAGGAATACCTTTGTTATAGAACCAGAAACCTTCATCGCGTCTTTTAAACTCTGTATCAATGTAATCATACCATTGCTCTTTAAAATTAGAAGGATAACGCTCCCAGTCAAACACACTTTTTATTTTAAATAAAGCTTTAGGGTATTCTTCTTTAACCCAAACCTGCTTTTCTATCTTATCAGAAGAACTATAAATGTTATCTGGAGCTAAAGGTAAAGCTATTCTTAGATTTTGTATTTCAATAACATCACCTACAGTACCATCTCTACTTATAATTATAATATCGTTTTCAACATCATAACCATACTCCCATTTTTTATACCTATTATTTTTCTTTAAAACGCTAGGCTTTATATGGTCTTTTATTACTTTTACTAAAGACTGCTCGTACATTACTTTGATCTACCCTCAGCAAAACCTTTAAAACTTTTTTCTTTAGTTTCTCCGGGTTTATCTTCAAGCATATTTTTTTCTTCGTCTATTCTAGACAATATTTCGAAAGCATCGAATATAGCTAGCTTTTTAGTAGCAGCTGCGTTTTTAAGTCTATCTGCAGAAACATCATCTTCAGTATTAGTGATGATCTTTTCCTCAGCTACCTTAATAAGCTCTTTAACTGCTTTCTGCCCAGCTCGGATTATATTCCTCCTCGTTTCCTTTGAACTCATACTTAACTAAAATATCATTTGATTGCATACAATATAGTCTTTGTTTATTTATAATAAACTCAAACTCTCTATTAGATTTAAAACCAACTAAATCACCTTCATATATACCTAGTGACTCTAGGGTTTTATTACCTATTTTCACTATACCTTTATTTTTTTGTTCTGGCTCTTGAGACCAAGTGTCGTTATTTTTTGTTGGTATAATAAAACAATGGTCACGAACTGGTAACCATTTTACCATACGTTTGTAAAGATATATTTGATCGTATTGACATAAATATCTATTGTCATTAAATGTTTTACTACTATCAACTTCTTTACCTTGATGGTTATAATATCTTCTAAATACATTATGGTGTATAATAACTTTATCACCTTCTTGTATTGGCGTTTCAAAAGCAGTTGGCACAGTAAGTACTGTTGCTGTTCTGTTTATTAACTTAAAGTTTTCTATACTAGAATTAACTATAAGTTTATCGCCATTTATATCAACTTCATTGTTATACCTTTTTCCGTCTGGTATAACTATAAAATCAAAAACGCTTTTCATTAATATTCTAAATCATATTCAACGGATATAGCCATGTTAGAATTAAACTTCTTCCATGGCAATACCTCATTGTTTTTCTTTATGAATATGTTATAAGAAGCGTCTTCGTCTTCAAACAGAATATGTGATATCTCATGACCACCGTAGACCTGTTGGCCTAACGCGTAGTGCATAGCATCATTCTTGTAATCAGAACCAATACTGATTTTTCTTATAACAGTACTCATTAGTCTTCTGATTTAACAACACTTAACTCACCGTCATCTTCTTTTTCGATTTCAGTATAACTACCATCTTCAAGATTAATGTTTATAGAACCATACTTTGTTTCAAGTTCTTTTTTAGTCTCTTCGATAGACTCGTTAATACCAGCAATCTTATGAAGCATAGCATGCTTACTAGCTTCTAGTTGACCTATTTGATTAATAACTGTTCCTAATTCTGCTTGCTGATCTTTAATTGTTTTAAGCTCTTCAGCTGTAACTTTATTTGCCATTTAATTTAATTTTATTCTTGTTTACTTTTTTTTGTTTTTTCCCAAGTACGACCTACAAAATAAGCGCCGTATACTGTAATTAATAATGACTGGAATATTGGGATATACTCTTCAGCCACTTTAAACCCACCAATGTTACCATCGAAAAATGCTAATGCCGTAAATATAACAGTAAGATATATTAACACTAGCGGGCGGATGTTCTTTGATAAAAATGAATCTGATTGCATATCAAGTTTCCAGCGCTCTGTAATTTGAGTTTGCGCATCTTGATCTGCTTTTTCTAATAACTCTTGAATCTTTTGTTTAGCGGCTAATCTTTCTTCGTCTGTAGTTGTAAGTTTATCTATTACATTACCTACGTCTTTGATTAAACCACCAGTTAAAAGACTTAAAAGTTTTTTCATTTTTAGTTTCTTTTTAAAGGATTTATGTCTCTCATAAATTTATTTGCATCGTCACCTAAAGGTGCACCTGATACTCTTTTGCTTACGTAAGATCGCGCTGACACAGGATCTGTTATCGCTAATTTCTTAAGTTCATTTAACTTATTTCTAACAGCATCTGTGTTAAAACGTACTGTCCCTCCGCCACCAACAGTTTCTTCACCTTCTTCTCCAGATGAATACCCAGTTATAACTTGAGCTGCCTGAGGACCAGTTAATGATCTTGATCCATATCCTCCTTTAAGCATTTTGTTAAAAACTTCTTCACCACCAAGTTGTCTTTCGGCTAAATCTAAAGCGTTTTGAACTTGACTTTGAGCACCCATAAATCTACGAGATGCTGCTTCTTCATCATAATTTTCACCCATACTACTTTCAAATCCTTCGGGTGCGCCTAGGTCTACGAATGGCTGCACTACACGTTTACCAGTTTTAGGATCAATTTTCCCATGATTATCATTCAGAGGTGACATTTTATTTGGTGAACCTTCATGATCCATTTTATATGGAGACATTTCCATAGCTGACGCTTTGTCTTGTACTGGCGTGTCATCTAAATCGTTTTTTGCTTCTTGTTCGTCTGTCTCCTTGTGGAGCATCGACATGTGCATTGCAGAACCTTCCATCATTAATCCTGATGGTTTTCCTTTAGGGTCTTTCATCTGTACACATGAAGAACCTTTCTTTTTCATTGGACTATTATACGGCATTTTTATTTTTTTAGTTTATTATTTAAAAAATCAAACTTGTATCTAGTGAGACGTAATGTTTTATTATAGTCTCCACTATATTTACAAATTAAATTATCTTTATCTTTTAGTTTATACTTTATCTTAACAAAGTAACCATTTTCAGGATTAAATAGAGTTGTTACAAAAGTATTTTTGTTTTTCTTTATTATTTTTTCTTCTACATAACTATCATTGAATGGGTTATAATTCATAACCTGTGAAACACCATACTCTCCAGTGTATATCATAGTTGTATATTCAGAAACTTTACACTCCCACCAACCCTTAAAATTGTCTTGGCTAAAAGATGTAATTGATATTAAATTAAATAATAGTGCTAAAAATAAATTTTTCATAATATTAGATTAAATTGTTATACTAATATTATCACTTGTTTTATCTATTTTTTAGGATTTTTCATAAGCTTCTGCCTCCCAAGGCAAGGCGCTATCACCTTCTTTTATACTTGATCTTGGTATTACCTTACCTTTCCAATAAACATTTTTATCATCATAATCAAGATCACCACGTTTCATTTGATCAATATGTATTTTTTCATGAGCAACAACTTCATGCAACTTAGCTGGTGATACTTTATCGTTTATAATAATAGTGCCATTATTGTTAGCTTTGCCTAGCACACCATCTTCCATATCAACATGATATATTGGAGTGTTGTCTATTGGAAATGGAGATGTTAGTTTAAATGCCATTATTGTCTATATGGAAATTTTTCGTTAAACCACTCTTGTCGGTTATTACAACCACAATTTATGTTTAGGCCTTCAGCCATTTTATCAACCACTGTTTTAATGCCAGTGGCTTTAGTAAACTTAGCTATGTCGTCACCTAAACCTTTTGATTTCATTATTTGTAGCAATGAGCTTTAGCGGGTGAACCATGATGTTTTTTGTCGTACTTCATGTCACCAGCTAGTTTAGATATATGCTTTTCATCTGCAGTCATATTCTCATCGCTATGACCGTGTTTAGCGTCATAGTTGATATCTTCTTTTAAATAATGAATATGTGCAGCGTCGTCTGCTACAGAAGCTCTATAGTTACTTTTTGTAACTGGAGTACGTGAGTGTCTTGCGTTGCCAGTATATTGGCCGTAATGTCCTTTTCCCATAATTACCATTTTACTTTGTCAGCCCAGTAAGCGGCAGACATTTTACCTTTCTTAATATTTTTTGCATGACGCGCTTTAAAGCTAGCACGTCTTGCTTTTGATTTTTTATCTTGCTTCTTACCGGCAGTACTTACACCTTGTTGGCCAAACCTAATTATTTTTTCTTTACCATTTTCACAAGCTTTCACAACGTGTGATTTAGTCTTGTGACCTGGTGTTTTTCTAGGTTTATTACACTTCAAGGTTTTTTTATTTACCTCAGGCACCTTGAGCTTTTTTAGTTATTGGTCCCGGCGTATAACTACATTTAGCCATTTTAAGTTTCATTCCAGTAATACCAGAACTACTACCATCAGCCATTGGAAAACCACTAGTATCTAATGGACCGTCCCAAACGTGTGACTCACCTACTTGCCCTTCAAGAACAGGTTTTCTAATTAATTTTTCTATTTTATGATCCATAATTATTTATTTTAATTGTTTATATAGACCTGGGTTTTCAGAGTGACCTCCCGGCCCAAATGCTTCTTCTTGAGCTTTACTCATTTGAAACGCAGTTCCAACAGAAGCTTGTCTCATTGCTGGTGTTCCAAAAGCTGTTTGAGCCATACCTTGTGTTTGCTGATTGAATACTGGTCTAGCGCTACCCATCATATTTGCCTGCATAGGAACGTCATAGCTAAAAGCTTGAGGTTGACTAATAGGTGCTGCTTGGGCTTGTATACCGGCGGCTGCCATAGTAGGATCTACCATATAAGCCATTGTTTTGTGTTTAGCCATAATTATCTTTGTTTATCTTTGTTAACTTTGTTAATAGCAAATGATAAAACTTTATCACTATAAGTTTTACCTTTCATTATGCTATTACGTCTGGTGCTAGTAGGTATATCTTCTTCACCTAGCATAATTCTATACATGCGCGATATTAACTGTTTACCTTTAAATGATACTTTATATATATTATACTTCTGTGTAGTTCTATTATATTTTCTCCAAAGTGTAATCCAGTCATCTTGTAAAAGCTTGTTCCAACGCCTATTGTCCCAACTAAAAGAATATGTACCGTCTTCAAAATCTTTACGTGTAAACATATCCATGCAGTCCAAGTATATCAATAACTCTAGTTCTGCATCATTAAGATTATTATTTTTACAAGCCCACTTACGTATTATACGATAGTGTTTAAGAAGGTTTAAATCTCTAATTTCACTAGCGTCTAATTTCATAGTATAACAACTACATCAATATCACGTATAACATGAAAAACTTCTTTATTAACTTCAAGGCGATGGCTTGCGTTTTTATCGTAGAATATAGTTTTACCTTCTTCTATACCTTTAACATCATCACCGCAATGAAGTACAGTTGCTTCTTTATAACGTATATCAACTCGCTGTGTGCTAGTCAACATAAGACCACCGTCTGTTTTTTTAACGGTATCTTCTTTTTTCTTTTTTATAATTATATTTCTACCTATTGCTTTCATCACCAACTCTTAAATTATTGATTACACAATCTGTAGATAATATAGTAGTAGCCACTGAAGCCGCGTGTTTGAGTGCGCTTTTAGTTACAAGCAAAGGATCAATAATGCCTTTATCAATCATATTTACAATATCGCCTGTAATTACATTAACACCCATACCTTCTTCGGGCGTACCAACCTCTTTCAGTCCAGCGTTACTTAGTATAGTTTTAAACGGCGCTTTAATAGCTTCGAGAAGAATCTTTTCACCAATGCTTTTGGCTTTGGTTTTTTTAGATGCATCAAGTAAAGCTATACCACCTCCTGACACTATACCTTCTTTTACCGCGGCTTTAGTAGCACAGATAGCATCTTCAACTCTATCTGATTTTTCTTTTAATTCAATCTCTGAATTTGCTCCAACTTTTACAACCGACACTTTACCTGAAAGCCTAGCTAAACGTTTTTCAAGACGTATAACTTCACCGGGTGCTTTAGCTTTAGCTATTAAATCTTTTACTGAACTAATTAATTCTTTTATTTCATCAGTAGATGTATCTACTTGTAATATAGTTTCTGTATCATTGGTAATGCTTTTCCAACACGTACCTAAAAAATCTGGATTAATAACATCTAAGTCATCACCAAGATCTTCATTAACAACAGTGGCGCCAGTAAGTAAAGCTAAATCAGAAAGTGTATCTTTTTTATTTATACCGTATGTAGGCGCATTGACTACATTGATCTTTATGTTACCTTTTACTTTATTCATCGCTAGCGTTGCTAACACTTCAGTTTCTAAATCACCTACTACAAGCAAGGGTTTTTTATTTTTAATTACATACTCTAACACCGATTGTATTTTACGTACAGACTCTACAGGCGATTCTAGTAGCAATATTAATGGATTATCAAGCTCAGCTATTCTCTTGTCTTTGCTTGTTACAAAATGTGAGTTAGTCAATCCTTTTTCGTACTGAACACCATCAACTAACTCAAGCTCTGTAGTATCTTCGGTTGTTGGCTCCATAACAACAACACCGTTTTCACCAGCAACTTTAAACGCTTCCCCAATTATTTTACCTAGCTCTTTATCATTGTTACAACTAATTGTAGCAACATCATCAAGCATAGTACCTTCGACTGGTATAGCTTTATACTCTAAGTATTTGACAACATTAATAACAGCTTTATTTATACCTTCTTTAATGTT